GGGAAGATGTTGCTTAACTATGCAGAAGAAAGGTAATATAATCAATTGAACGGAGATATAAATGGCTACTTATGTAAATGATCTAAGACTTAAAGAAATAGCTACTGGTGATGAGTCAGGAACTTGGGGAACTTCAACAAATACGAATTTGGAGCTGATTGGTGAAGCTTTAGGATTTGGAACCGAAGGTATAACAACTAACGCAGACACACACACCACAACTGTAGCAGACGGATCTACGGATCCTGGTAGAGCTATGTATCTCAAATACACAGGCACACTAGACTCAGCCTGTACGATTACGATTGCACCAAACACGATAAGTAGGATGCAATTTATAGAAAATGGCACGAGCGGATCGCAAAACATTATTATTTCACAAGGTTCTGGAGCTAATATAACAATACCCCCAGGTGATACCAAAGCAGTTTACTTAGATGGGGCTGGTTCTGGAGCTGCGGTAGTTGACGCTTTTGCTAGTTTGAACACAGTAGATCTGAAAGTAGAAGATGATTTAACAGTTACAGATGATGCCTCTATAGGTGGTGATGCTACCATAACTGGGACATTAGGAGTCTCAGGACTGCTTACTGCAAATGCAAACGTAACATTAGCTGGAACAACACCTACACTAACTATAGGTGATGCTGGAGCAGAAGATACTAAAATTGTTTTTGATGGCAACGCTCAAGATTTTTATATAGCACTAGACGATTCAGCAGACGATTTACTTGTAGGTTTAGGTAGCACAGTTGGAACAACACCAATTATTTCTATAACTGAGGCTGGTGCGGTTACACTCAAAAATGTGGGCACAGGGGATGATAATCCCATGTCTCTTACTCTACAGACATCTGAAACAGATATAGCAGCAGATGATGTTTTAGGAAAAATATCTTTCCAAGCTCCAGATGAAGGCACAGGGACAGATGCAATATTAGTAGCAGCAGCTATTCAAGCAATTTCAGAAGGTGATTTTAGTTCTTCAAGTAACGCTACTAGCTTGGCTTTTATGACAGGAGCTAGTGAAGCAGCAGCAACTAAAATGACACTTACTTCTGCTGGATTTTTGGCAGTTGGGTCTACAACAGCACATGATTCGAATGCTGTTCTTACTTTGCAAAAATCAGCAGTAGCAGCGAGTGTTTTAAAAAGCACAACCAATACAGTTACTTTTGCGAATGTAGTAAACGGCTCTGGTTCAGAAGCATATTCAGGAACAGCTACTAATCACCCGTATTATCTTATGACTAATAGCAATGAGCGGCTCCGTGTAACTGCTGACGGAAACGTAGGCATAGGAACTACGAGTCCTGATAGTATTGTAGATATTGAAGGAGTACATTCTCAATTAAGATTAACTGATTCAGACGACAGTAAATTTTTCTTATTTAGTTATTCAGGTGGAAAGCTAATAGCAAGAAATAATGATACTTCTACAACTTCAAAGCAATTTACACTTACTGAAGATGGTGATTTTGGTATAGGTACACATGTTCCAGATAGTGTTTTACATATTAAAGACCCGTCTTCTGATACTTTATTTACTATGGAAGGTGGTGCTACTGATGCAAATTGTCGCATAATGTTCCAAAATAGTTCAGGAACATTTAGAGGCATGCTTTCGTATGATACAGACGATAATAATTTACAGTTTAATGTAAATGATGGAGAAAGAATGCGTATTGATTCTTCTGGAAACTTGATTGTGGGTGATACTGCTGCACCAAGCGGAAGCAATAGTTGTTTCCAAGCAGCTACAGGAGGAACAATATCAACCTCAAGAGCAGCTACGAATTCACAAGCACATCATGCTTTTTTAAATCCAAATGGAACTGTAGGTAGTATAACAACTAATGCAAGTGCAACAGCTTATAACACATCCTCAGACTACAGACTAAAAGAAAACGTAGTTACAGATTGGGACGGAACAACTTTACTCAAACAATTAAAACCTAGTAAGTTTAATTTTAAAGCTGATGCAAGTACTACAGTACATGGATTCTTAGCACACGAAGTATCTAGTATTGTTCCAGAAGCCATAACAGGTGAAAAAGATGCAGTTGATAGTGACGGTAATGCTGTATATCAACAGATAGACCAAGCAAAATTAGTACCTCTTCTGGTCAAAACAATACAAGAACTAGAAGCAAGAATAACAACCTTAGAAGGAGAATAACAATGGCAATTAATTATGCATGGGATGTGAGTACTGTCGACACTTACCCAACTAAAGACAGCAACGCTGATGTCGTGTATAACGTACATTGGAGACTAACAGCAACAGATGATACTAACAAAGATTCAGATGGTGAGTATTGGACTGCAGGAATCTATGGAAGTCAAACTTTAGATACAGATAGTATCTCTAGCTTCGTAGCCTTTGGAAGTCTTGATGCTGCTAAAGTACAAAGTTGGGTAGAAGCAGCTTTGACTTCAGATACTGTAACAGCTATGAAAGCTTCATTAGATGCACAGATAGCTGAGAAGATTACACCAACATCTGTTACAAAAACATTAGGATAAAATTATGGAACAACAATATTTCGTAAACGTGATTCAAATATTAGACATAGCAACAGAAAGAGGTGCTTGGAAAGGTGCTGAAATAGAAAGCATAGCTTTGATTAGAAAACAAACTATGGATCAAATTAAAGAAATGGCAGAGTCTTCTCAACAAGAAGAAGAACCGCAAGTAGAATCTATCACTAAGAAGATTGGAGAAAAGTAATGAGTTGGTTAAAAAAACTATGGCAAAACGTCAGAGGCGTAGAAGATAAAACCGTTAGAGCAAGAGATGAAGACGGTAAGTTTGTTGCAGATGACAAATCTACTCCAGATGTTAATGAAGCCTACACCACTGTTGAAGTAAAGAAAGAAAAATAATGTCTACATCCCAAGACGCGTTACATAAGATAGAAATGCACGAAAAAGAATGTGCAATCCGCTATCAAAATATTGAGAAGCGTCTTGATGAAGGATCTGAAAAATTTAAAAAATTAGAAAACATGCTATGGGGTGTCTATCCTTTCATAGTAGGTGCTATAGTTTTGACTAAGTTTATATGATGGAAGAGGAACTACAAAACGAACCATCTATAAAAAAGAAGCTAGAACTGGATATTGATGTCACACCTAACTACTTGTCAGTAAACCCATTTCAAAAATGGGTCCATCTAGCTAAAACCGTAGACGCTTGGCGAATTTTTCCTAGAGTATTTGTCAGCGTCTACATCATACTACTATACAAAGTAGTCACCTGGTTTATGACCATACCTGAACCTAATCTAGAACAATCAGCTTTAGTATCTGTAGTTGTAGGAGCTATGGCGGCAGTATTTGGTATCTACGCTGGGACATCTGGACAAAGTAAAAAGTTTAAAGGCGAGGATTAATATTGGAAGCGTTCAATTTGATCGCTGAATTAGGTTTGCCTATTGCTGGCGCACTTATAATGGCCTATTTTATTTTTTTAGTTATGAAACAACTTATGGATGGTTTGATTAGTGAAATACAAACCGTACAAGGTATAACTAAAATGTTAATTACTAGAGCATCTATTATGAATAATGACATGATTCGTATAGATACAAGCGTTTCTAGTGCTTTGAATTTACCACCTGATCTAGACCGTATAGCAAGAGCAGAAAACTTTGTAGAAGACGGTAAAATAGACGCTAGAAGAGACTAAATGGATATAGTTCAGATAGTCGCAGACTTTGGATTTCCAGTGGTTATGGTTGTAGGTTTGGGATATTTTGTATATTTTGTATGGCAAACGATAACTAATAAGATAGATCCGTCTGTTCAAGAGATGAAAGCAACTATTATTCGTCTTACTGATCAATTAAGATTACTAGATCAAGACATGATAAGGTTGCAACAAAAGGTAAATACTGTTTTAGAAATAAGAGAGAACGAGGGGAAAAATGAAACAGCAGAACCAAAAAATAAAAAGCAAGAAGGAATTAGAAGAGTTGATTAAACAACAACAGGACAGAAGAAATGGATAAGTGGGATAAAATTTTTATTATTCTAAGTATTCTAAGCATGCTCTTATTTGTTGTTTATTTGAGTGCAGATGAAATGACACATAAGTTTAAGAATCCTAGCTTCTCAGGTGTAAATACATCTAGTCATTATCTAACTATTGAAAACCAAGAGTTTAATAGAAAAGAAGCCATACGAGAGGAAATCAAAGCTTATGTAGAAGATTTAGAGAGAGAGGCAGATAACACCACTCTGGCTAGGTTTATACGTAATTTAGAGAGTAGAATATACGCACAACTCAGCAGACAGTTGGTTGATAGTTTGTTTGGTGAAACTGCATCCGATTTTGGGGTTCTTGAATTAGAAGGCAATACCATAGAATATAGAGTAGAAGACGACAAAGTAACATTAATAATTACAGATGAAGAAGGCAATACAACAGAGATTACTGTACCTCTCGGTTCTTTTACTTTCTAGTTGCACATTACTTGTAGATCCTTTAGATAATGGTATACCACCCATACGTAGTATTGAATCGGCACAAGTAGGTTCTTTACTAACCAAACTAGCAGAAGCACCAATCCCTATAAAAAAACCTGTAGTAGCAGTTTATCCAAAATCTTTTAAAGATGATACAGGTCAACGTAGATCAAACAGTCAATACGCAAGTTTTAGCACTGCAATTACCCAGGCCCCTGATGCTTATCTTATAAGAGCTTTAAAACACTCAAATGTTTTTGATGTAGTTGAACGCAAAGGATTAGACAATCTCACTAAAGAAAGACAAATTATTAGAACTACAAGAGAAAGCTTCGACGAAAAACAAAAGGTGAAGCCTTTACTATTTGCTGGATTATTAATGGAGGGCGGTGTCGTAGGTTACGAAACAAATATGAAATCTGGAGGAGCTGGTGCAAGATACTTAGGTATAGGTGCATCAAAAGAATACAGACAGGACTCAGTAACCATTTCTTTGCGTACAGTATCAGTAAGTACAGGTAAGATTTTGATTGAAGTCTTAGTAACTAAGTCAATATTGAGTGCATCTGTATCTTCTGATGTGTTCAGATTTTATGCAAATAACACCGAATTAGTTGAAATAGAGAGCGGTATAGTAGAAAATGAGTCTATAAATATTGCTTTACAGATGGCTATCGAGACAGCTGTTTTACAAACAATAGAGGAAGGATATGGACAAGGATACTGGAAAACAAGTTCTTGAACTTTTCAAGGCGATTTTATTTGGGTTTGGTTTGTTAATTTTATCTTTGCATTTGATAAGTGCAGACAATGAAATATTTATAGATCAGTCAGGTGCTACATCTAATCTAGATATAGAACAAGTTAATGGTAGCGGTAATATCATAGGTGGTGCTGACGCAACAGCTGGCGCCTCTAATATGACACCATTAGATTTAGATGGTACAAGTATGACTTTAGATATTTTACAAAAAGGCAACACTAATAAATTTCTTGGTGATATATGGGCAGATAACTATACAGGTTATTTTTCATTCATAGGTGATACCAACACATTCAACATGAGTACAGATGAGACAAACGCTACAGGGGCTGACGGTTCTAACGTAAATGTTCAGTTTACAGGCAATACAAACACAGCCACATTAAACCATGCGATGACAGCATTAGCTGCAAACCTTGATTTGGATTGGATAGTCCAAGGTTCAGGTAATAGTATTACATCTAGTATCGATGTCGATGGTGCTACAAACTACATGGATATAGATGGTAGTGATAATACAATAACCTATGATGGCGATGGATACGCTGGTGGTTACTTTTACTTAGATCATACAGGCAGTACAAGAACATTTAACATAGATCAGGAGTCTACTACAGATAATGATTGGCTTAAAATTACATCTGTTGGCTCTAACGGTACTGTTTGCGTTACTCAGTCAGACTCAACTACTTCATTCGTCTGTTGAAATAGGCTCTATCTCAGAAGTTAGAGGTAATGCACAAGTTCTAAGAGATAAACCTTATGGCGCTGAACTTCAGTTCAACATCCAACAAATGGATGATGTGCGCACAGAAGCTGGCAGAGTGGCCATAACATTTGAAGATGATTCTACAGTCAAACTAACTGAACATTCAAAACTAGTCATAGATGAATATATCTATGACCCTGACCCTTCAAAATCAAAAATGGCCTTGAAGTTTGCTAGTGGTACAGCAAGATTTATTACAGGCAAATTTAATAATAAGAGCCAAATTTTTATCAAGACACCGACAGCTGATATAGCTATAAGAGGTACAGATTTTACATGCACGGTAGATGAATTAGGTAGAAGTCTTGTAATTTTATTACCAGATGAAAACGGTATATCTAGTGGCGAGATATTGGTATCGACAGCATCTGGTAGTGTTACTCTAAACAAACCATACCAGGCAACAACAGTATCTG